ACACCAGAAATGAAAAGCCACTGGGATTCTATAAAAAATGAGCAAATGGAGGAATCTAAAAAGAGAGCTTCAGCTTTAATGGAATCTTGGGGAGGTTTAAGAGGCAATGCTTCTTTAAATAATTCTGGTTCTTATATCGGAAACGAAAAGAAAGAAGAAACTAGCAAATCTCTTTTAGAGAGCCTAAATAACTTAGAAACAAACGACGATAGCACAAGATCTTTCGTTGAAGCTCAGGGACTTAGAAACTTAGGAGTTCTTGAATCAATCGGAAAAATCAAAGGCCTTTCTATTTACGAATACCCTAAGGTTAAAATCGTTTGTGAGCAGTATGCAAATATCATTGCAAATAAGAGCGTACCAGAATTTTCAGTTATTCACAACTTCGTTGCTGAATTAGAATCTTTCAAATGGGACGTTACGGTTTTACCTATCATCGAAAATCTTAAAGAGAAGATTAATAAATTCTCGAGAGAAATAGAAGTTTCTAAAGTTTTAGAATCTATTAAACAAAGTGGAAACAACAGTTTCTATTCTGAGCTTAGTGAATCATTAAGCAACTGGCTAATTTCTGAAAGCAAATCTTCAGGTTTACTTTCTAAAGAAATCTCAAAATGGTCTTTTAATCCAGTTGTTAGAAATTTAATCAATTACTTAAATGTTAACGAGGCATCAGATTCTAGAAAATTGGAAATCCCTGTTAATGCTCAAGGAGAATCAAAAGTGGGAAGAATCTACTCACCAATCTTAATCGAGGGAGATAAAACTATCTTTGCTATCGGAAATAGCTTATTTGAAGCTCAGGGAGAATCACTAAGAAAATTAAGCACAAAAGAAGTTGGATCTGTACCAGCTGATTATATCAGTTTGGTTAACTCTGCTCTTAGACCTTATGTTAAGATCAACGAAAACGGAATCTTAATCCAATTAGGAAAGAAATATGTTAGCTTGGTAGAAGAAAATGAAGGTGTTTCAGTTTACTTAGGTAAATCTAAACTAAACTTCAGAAGCGTAGGAGAATTGGCTAAAGTATTAGGCTTAGAATCTGCTTCACACTTTGCAGTTAATGAATCTCAAGTAGTTGGTGATATCATCAATCTTTACGTAAACTTCTCTAACATCGTTGAGTTAGACTTTGCTAAAAATATAACTTCTAATATCTACGAAGGAGTTTCAGTTAACCTTATTAAATGGAACAGCGAAATTTACCTTCAAAGAATCAACGAAGGTATGAGAGAGAATTCAGTTTATAAAGTAAACGGATCTCAAGCGGTTAAAATGGTTAAGGATTATTTGAGATATGATATCTCTGAAGGTTTAACTGAATTCTTAGAAGGTGAGCAAAAACTTAAGTCTATCATGATTAATGACAGAACTAAAGTACTAGAGAACATTTCTAGAATAGAAGATCAAATCAATAAGGTTGAGGGTCTAATGGAAAACAATCCTTTATATGCTTCTTCAAAGGAAATGAAATCCGCTCACGCTTTACTTAATAACGAACTTTCAGTATTAAGAGAAAAATGGAATCAGATCAATATTGAATTAAGTAAGATCGAGGATTCACCAGAATATGAAACATTGTCTGAAGATGAGAAATTCAATATTGGTGACTATATCAAAGTTAAAGAATCTGGCGAAACTGGAAAGATCATTTCAGTAGATGCTTCATCAGGAAGATATACAGTTCTTTTGGATACCGGTAAAACTTCAGATTTCCTAGTTAATGAAATCTCTGATCTAGAAGAAGCTTTAAGCCAAGCAGCAGAAAAGAATTCTGATGATAAAGGAGAAGAGGAAGAAGGCGGAGAAGTTAAAGAGTCAGAAATCTCTAGAACCCTTGAAAAATCTGGTTTAAGCTTAGAGGAGCAAAAAGCTTTATTAAAAACTTTCTCTGACGGACACGGATTCACTAAAGCACCTAAGGGAGAAGGAGACGAAATCGAGATGGAACTCGATCATATGCACGGTTACAATCTTACAGTTAACGAAGCTAAGGCTAAAGCAGATGCTATGGCTAAAGCACCAGGAAACAATAAGAAAGAAAAAGGTAAAGTGGAAGGCGAAGATGATTTAGCTGAAGGTCCAGAAACTAAGGATAAAACTGAATTTGAGGGTAAAGACGCAGATGGTAAGAACAAAGAAATCGGATACAATCTTAGAGAAGGAGTAGATGCTAATTTAGTAGAAGCACCGGAAAAAGGTAAAGCTGCTAAGGAGACAAAACATGTAACATCTTTAGATAAATTCATGAATTTAGCGGAAGCCCCAGGATCAGAAGGTGATATAGATTTCGAAGTAAATGATGAGATGGGTTACAACCTAGACGAATCTGACGATTTAAAAAAAAACTAAGTCGTAACTTCTATTTCGCTCCGAAATTTGATAGTCAGAAGACTCCAGGAAAAGAATTTGTTGATTCGTCTGCAGGTAAATTAAGCAAGGCACCAACAGGTAAGGAACAAGAGGAACAAGAGGAAGAATCTGATTCTAAGGAAGACTCTAAATAATATAAAAAAATAACTGAGAACGTAGTTAAGCTACGTTCTCTTTTTTTTGAAATATTTCTATTTTTTTCGACTAGAAAGAAATGACCAACCTTCAAAATAATAAAGAATTAATGGCAAAAGACTATGTTAGAAATAGTGATCTTATCGTCGCTGTTATAGAATCGAAAAAAGCGGGTAAACTTACCCCTGAGACTATAAGAATGTTTACCCTAATGATCCAGGGTATATCCAAAAAAATGGCCTATAAAGATCCAGAGGACAAAGAGGATTGCATGGCTTTTGCTATGGAAGATCTTTGTAAATATTGGGATAGATTCAATCCAGAAAAATCCAACAATCCCTTTGCTTACTTTACCCAGATAGCAAAGAATGGATTTGCAAAGGGATGGAAAAAATTACACCCACCAAAAAGTCCTAAAACTATCCCATTCAGCTACATAACAGGTGACGATAATTCGTATAACGTATAAAAGTTATCATGACGGATATAAAAAAAGTAAAACCTAATGGGGATTACAAATCCGGAAAATTTGAACCCTCTAACCCAGATAAGTATATTGGAGATATCCACAACATAATATACAGATCTTCCTGGGAATATCGATTCTGTGTTTATTGCGATACTAATGAATCCATAATGAAATGGAGTTCTGAACCTATAGCTATCAAGTACATCAATCCTCTGGACAAAAAGGAACATGATTACAATGTAGATTTTTATATAAAAGTTCTAAAAGAGTCTGGCGAAGAACAACAGTGGATAATAGAGATCAAGCCGGAGAGGCAGACTCAAAAGCCCATTTATGAGGGTACTATGACCCTTGCTAAGCTAAAATCATATAATCACAACATGCAGGTTTGGATAACGAACCAAGCAAAATTCAAAGCAGCTAAAGAATGGGCTGGGAAAAGAGGATTTAGATTCGGTGTGGTCGATGAAAAATTCCTATTTAAAAGTAAATGAAATATTCAGAATCTGTATTACAATACAAGAAAGAATTCAACAGTATTGCAGAGCTAGTAAAGAATACTGATGATGTGTTTTCCGAGAAATATTTCTCCGGAGGAAATTCGGAGAAGAGTTTTTCCCCTCCTTTTATACCCGGAGAAATATATGCCTTTCCCTATCCCACTGACAGCGAGTTGTCAGATAAGAGAAAGTTTATAGACAGAAATCCTATAGTATTATGCACAGATTCTTACCCGACACCGGAAAATGGTGTGATATTAAGAGGTATCGATCTTGTCGTAACACCTCCGGAGTATAGAATGAAAATAGTGGGAAAGGTTTATGATAACTTTTCTTCCATGATAGAAAAAAATCAGAATTACTATACAAAAGGTGGAGCTATATCTCCCTTGCCTTTAACTAATATCAATCTTAAGAATATGCTTGCTAATACCGGATATGAGTTTTCTCTGTTTGGATTCAAGACAAGGTTCATCAGAGAAATACATGTTTTGGACTTAGAAGACTGGTATAAATTACCTTATCTGAGAAGGGGCGATGTAGAGGGCTTAGATCTGCAGGGGATATATAAGGAATACCAATCGAAATTAATTTAAGTTTTGATAGTAGAATAACTAAAACATACTAAATGGCCGGTTTTGTAGACAATAATGATCCATCTCAATCCCCTGTTATACAGAGGATCAGGGAATCAGTGAGGAAACTGAGTACTTTTGGTATGAAGTATGATGACATGGTCATCAGAAATTCACAAGCTGTTGGTGTTACTGAGGCTGCTTTTTTAAATAAGAACAAAGCTAATGTAGAGGACGAAAGCATGCTTTGGACCTTAGCAAAGCAGGATATCACAACAAAGCAGTTCATTTCATATTTCGATAAAGACTATAAGGGCAAAAGGGATTATCTAAGAAAATTCTCGCTTAATCCCGAGATAGAATGGGTTCTAGATACGATATGTGACGAAGCCATTTCTTACGATCCCGCTAATTTCTTTGCATACCCGGATTTCATAGATCTTTCAGACATAAATGAAAAGCTAAAAGAGGATCTTTATGAGAATTATAAAAAGCTTTATGACATCTGGGGATTTACCGACGACATTACTGGATGGCAGTACTTTAGACAATTTTTAGTTGACGGATTTTTATGCTTTGAGATAATCTACGATAACGAGGGTAAATATATCATAGGATTTAAAGAATTGGATCCTGTTACTATAATACCGAGTGTAGAGAAACAGGTAGACGGAACTTTTGTTAATACCTGGACCCAATTCCCACAAGACCCGAAAAGGAGAAGAATACTTTACGATCCGCAGATAATCTATATTTCTTATGCTAAAGGAAATGCAATCTCTAGGGTAAGTTATATCGAGAGGCTAATTAGACCGTATAACATTCTGAGAATTATAGAATACACTAGAGTTATCTGGTCTGTTATGAATTCATCTTTTAGATTAAAGATGACAGTTCCTATCGGTACTAAATCACCTCAAAAGGGTATGCAAACCTTGGGTGAACTTATGAGTATCTATAAGGAGGATGTCCAGCTTAATGATGAGAGCGGGGAATTACTAATTGACGGTAAACCTAAGATCCAGTTTTATAAAAACTATCTTATGCCCTCTGGTGTTAATGGTACGCCTACCATAGAACCTGTTACCACTGAGGGACCTAATCTAAATGATCCTGCACCTTTGTCTTACTTCTTTGATAAGTTCGTGCAAGAATCTAAAGTTCCGCCTTCAAGGTTTCACACTCCAGACGGTGGAAACACTTCTCCATATTCAAACGGAGCGGAAGGATTAGATAAGGAAGAAATAAGATTTGCTAAGTTTGTAGAAAGACTTAGATCAATTTTCCAGGAGATATTAACAAAGCCACTTTGGATTCAAATGGCTAAAAAATATCCTAACCTGGAGAAGGACTTCTTATTTAAGAGCCAATTGGGACTAGATTATTTCTCTGATAATCCATTTAAGATCAATCAGGAGATGGATATTATTAATAAAAGGAAAGAATCCGTTACTGCTATGACAGGATTACTCGGAGACGAAGAGAAGCCATATTTCTCTACCGCTTTCCTTATTGAGACTTTCCTTGGTATGTCCAGACAGGATATAATAGCAAATAAGGAAGCCATGGAGAGAAAAGCTAAGGAGAAGGAAAAAGCAGAGAAGAAAGAAGGCGGGGAAGAAGGCGGGGAAGAAAAAGAAGGGGAAGCACCAGAAGTAACACTATAAAAATAAGAGATGGCAGGATTTTTAGATTTTTTAAGACCTAACGAGTCAGCTTTAGGTAACATACTGAGAAGCCTTGGTAAAGTATCCAAGTTCGGTATGCAGTATGATGACATGGTCGTTAGAAATTCTCAGGCCGTAGGTAAAACAGAAAGTTATTTCTTTAATCAGCAAGGAACTGGATTTACCCAGGATGACGCTTTTTACTGGACAGCTTCTTACCAGGATACCAAGGTAAGAAAATACATCGCATACTTCGATAAGGACTATGTAGAAAAAAGAAACTTCTTAAGAAAATTTTCACTAAATGGAGAAATTGAATTTATTATTGATACGATTACAGACGAATCTATCACTTATGACGATAGAAATTATTTTGCTAATCCTTCTTTCCTTAATTTAGATCTAAAGGAGAAGGTATTAAATAAGATATCTCTACATTATAATAGGCTGTACAATATATTTGGGTTCCAAAATTCCGTACTTGCTTGGCAGTATTTCAAACAATTTTTAATTGACGGATTTCTCGCATTTGAGATTATCTATGACAACAAAGGAAAAGAGATAATCGGATTTAAAGAGCTTGATCCATCTTCTCTACAACCCGCTGTTGAAAAGATAGGGGAAAATGAATACCAACAATTTTGGATTCAGTATCCAAAAAATCCTCAAATGACTAGGAAACTAACAAATGAGCAAATCATTTATATTTCTTATGCTAAGGGTAATAGCGTATCTAGGGTTAGCTATATAGAAAGACTCGTTAGATCCTACAACATTCTAAGAATCATGGAGAATTCCAGAATCATCTGGAATGTTATGAATGCTTCTTATAGATTGAAGTTTATTATTCCTACTGGTAGCCAATCTCCTCAAAAAGCTATGCAGACTTTAGGCCAGCTAATGTCTAACTACAAGGAGGATATTACCATTAATGACGCTTCAGGTGAATTAACGGTAAATGGAAGACCTAAGGTTCAGTTTTATAAAAACTATCTATTTCCTGAACAGAATGGTCAATCACCTCAGATAGAATCATTAAATCCTAATGGTCCGGATTTTAATGTTATGGATAATGTTCTTTATTTCTATAACAAGTTAAAAATGGATTCCAAAATACCTTATGCTAGATTTGCTTCAAGGGCTGCTGGTCCTGTTAATTATCAGATAGGTATAGATCAGTTGGAAAGAGACGAGATAAGGTTTGAGAAATTCCTAAGAAGATTAAGATCTATTTTCCAGGAGATACTTGTCAAGCCCCTTTATATTCAAATGTGCTTAGATTTTCCTGAGTTGTCAAGAGATAGAAGCTTTAAAGCAAATCTGGGATTGGATTTTCACAGAGAAAGTGAGTTTGAAGAAATGGTTCAACTTACCAACTTTACTAAGAGAAGCGAATTCATAAAAGGCTTAGGCGAGCTTAAAGTTAAGGTCGGAGAGGAAGAGAAAGCATACTTTGATAATGATTATCTTATACAAAGATTCCTTGGGTTAACTCCGGATCAAATAGCTACAAACGAAAGCTATTTGAAAAAAGAAGCAAAAGCTGCTCCTAAGAAAGAGGAAGGCGGAGCTGAAGGCGAGGCCGCTCCAGCGGAGGGCGAGGGCGAAGGAGAAGCTCCGGAGGTAACTCTATAATTCCGTAATCCATCGTTTATTTGACTTATAGGCACTCTTTATAATTTATTAATCAAACATATGCAATTTACCGCAGGTTTCAAAATAGGGCGGTTAAAATAGCAAAAGGAAGGGTTTAAATGCTTCTAACAATTTGTCCTTAATATTTTTTTTAACCGGGATCATTTCTTATATTTGCAGAAAAATAATAAGAAATGGTATTCGATGAAATGGTAAACAACATCAAGATTCTTAAAGTTTTAGAATCTTTGACCGGCGAGGGATCGCAAAAAGCAAAGCAATCATTAATCAAGACGTCGATCAATCCTAAAATGGAGTACATTCTCGACACTTGTTTTAACCCCTTTGTTACTACAAAGCTTCACAAGCTAAATTTCCCAGAAAAATCTAATTCAGAAAATCCCAATTTATGGGAAGATTTCAAAGATCTGGTTGAGGATCTGAAGAAAGCACCTGCTGCAAATGATTCCCTTAGATCTAGGGCAGAGGTCCTACTCGGAGCTAGGTTATCTGAGAACGAGTCAGAGGACACTGAATTGAGAAAAAACCTAATGAAAATCCTTACCAAAAGGATGAACATAGGGATTGGTGCAAAATTAATTAACAAAGCAGTAGGCAGGGAATTGATTCCTGATCCTTCTCTTATGTTGGCTACTGACGATCATAAAGTGATCGAAAAGTGGGACAAGATCTACTGTGAGGAAAAATACGATGGCGTACGTGTAATAGCTATCTACAAGAATGGTGAAATCACATACTTTACTCGTGCATTCAACGAACTTGATGCTACTTGCTTTCCGAAGATAACTTTCGATTTAAAACTCTGCATGATAAACTCTGGACTATCAGGTAACTGGTTTTTCGATGGAGAATTAACCGATTTGAACAGAAAATCCGTTAGCGGTAAAGTAACACAAATTCTTAAAGGTACGGCAAGCGATAAAATCGAAAGCGGATTTCTTTTTAATGTTTTCGATTTTGATGAACTCATTACTCTAGATAAGGGAAGCGGGGTTCTAGAATATGTTGATCGTAGAGATACGTTAGAAAAAATCACTAGCGGATTATCGGAGGATTCTCCGGTGAAGCTTGCTCAAATGTGGGAATTGTCAGATCCTTCTGAAATCACTGCCATCTATAAAAAAATAGTAGATATTGGCGGCGAAGGAGTTATCTGCAAGGATAACGGAGTTTATGAATGCAAGAGATCTAAATCTTGGGTTAAATTCAAGGAAGTTAACGAGTGCGATCTTGAAATAACTGGATGGTATCCAGGAGAGGGAAAAAGAGAGGGTCTTATCGGAGGATTTATTTGCACAGACCTTTCAAAAACACTTAATGTTAAGATTGGATCTGGTTTCAATGATAACGATCTTAAGGAACTTAGTAAAGATCCGGATTCACACATCGGAAAGATTGCAGCAATACAATACAACGTAACGATCACGGATAAACACGAGAACAGATCTTTATTCTTGCCTCGATTTGTCGAGGTTCGTCACGATAAAAATTCTGCTGATGATCTTTCTAGTAAATTTTAAGAAACAACTTCTTTTTTTAACTCTAGAAATAATATGATACAAGAACTCTTAACAGAAAAACTACGCCCAAAGGAGCTTAGACATATGATACTTCCGCAGAGGATATCTAAGATATTCGAGAACGGTCTAGGTCATAATGTCTTATTAAGCGGACCCCCAGGATGTGGCAAAACTACACTGGCTAAAATATTAGCAACAGGATATCCTAGCATATTCATAAATGTCTCTGATGAAAGCTCGGTAGAAACGATACGGGTAAAAATAAATGACTTCTGTTCCACCATATCCGTGATGGACGGTAAATCATCTAAGAAGATTGTCATTTTAGATGAGTTTGACGGAGCTTCGGATCAATTCTATAAAGCACTAAGGGGAACAATCGAAAAGTTCGCTAGCAACGCTAGATTCATTGCTACGTGCAACTATATCAACAAGGTTCCGGATGCAATCCAAAGTAGATTCGAAGTTATAGATTTCAATCCAGTAAACAGTGACGAAGAAAATGCTCTTAAGTCAGAATGGAATAGGAGAATTGGTTTAATTCTAGGTAAAATTGGAATAACCATAGATTCAGATTCGCTGAACGAGTTTCAGAAGAATTATTATCCCGATTTCAGATCAGCTTTGAATAAGATTCAGACCTGGATGATAGAGGGAGTTAAAAATGTAGATTCCGCTAAGATTAACGAGCTAGGTTGGTCTTATGAAGATCTTTATACCCTTATAACCACTTCTAAGGATCCAGTGAAAAACTACCAGAGTATCGCAGGAGAATACCAAGGAAAGGTTGACGAAGTTATGTCAGCTCTGGGTGAAGAGTTTATAAACTGGATAATTAACAACAAGCCGGAATTGAAGAAAATAATCCCAGCAGTAATCGTATTAGTTGCAGATCACCAAGCTCAGAGAACCCAGGTTATTGATCCTATGGTTTCTTTATTGTCTCTAGTTTTTCAAATACAGAAACTAACGGATTAATATGAATGACAGCTGGAGGAGAATAATCATAGCAGGTAAAGGTGGTTCGGGGAAGGATCACCTAGTTAAGCAATTGAGGGTGGAAGGCTTAATCTATTCGGTCTCTCACACATCCAGACCCCCGAGAGAAGGAGAATTCAATGGCGTTGATTATTACTTCGTTACTTACGAAGAAGCCATTGAAAGAGCCAACGGGGGAGATTTTTATGAATGGGTAGAATTTAACAAGTGGTTCTATGGAACATCTATGGATGAATTCTATAGAGCAAATCTTTTTATCATGACACCCACAGGAATATCAAAACTAAAACCAGAGGACAGAAAAGAATCCTTTATAATATTCATCGATATTGACGAAAGCATTTTAAGGGAAAGATTAATGGGGAGAAGAGATGCAGACAAAGCGGAAAGAAGAATTGAAGCTGATAGAGAAGATTTTAAAAACTTTTCTGATTTTGACTGTATAATAACAAACCCCAATTTTACAGTAAACGAGGTAATGGAAAAAATAAGAAGAAATGATTAATATACTTATAGACGGTAACTACATATTCCACAAGACCTTTGGCATATTCGCAGGATATGGATCAAATGTCGATCCAGGAAAGGTACTTAAAAGCAAATCAGATCAATCTATGTTTATTAGAAAGATTGCTACTGATCTTTGTGCTTCGTTAAAAATGCTTCCCGTTGGAGGCAGATTGATTTTCACATCAGATAGCAGAAGCTGGAGGAAGGATGTGGAAATAGAAGATGGAGGATATAAATCTGGTAGGGTGAAGGACGAAAATGTTGATTGGAGCATATTTTTTGATCTTATGCAATCGTTTGGCTCTCATCTCGAAAAAATGGGATTCATTTTTTCTAAAATCGAAGGTGCCGAGGGAGATGATCTACTTCTTTACTGGTCTCAGAAATTCAATGACGAGGGCGAAAGCTGTATTATTATAAGTGGAGATAAGGATCTACATCAGCTTGCTAGAATGAAGGGCCCGGACGTTTGGACTGCCACTTGGAATAGTAATTCTAAGAAAAATGTCCTTTCAGTCCCTACTGGATGGAAAGAGAATTGGTTAAATGAATCTAGAAGTGAAGTTAGCATTTTTAACATGAGCTCTACAATTTCTCCAGAGAAAGAAAGACTAAAAGATTTTCTTAAGAAAGTTGATATTGAAGAGATAGACAGTTTTCCTTTTATATTCAATAAAATCCTAGTTGGAGATAAAGGTGACTCTGTACCTAGTGTATGGGAATTCGAGTCTAATGGAAAGATCAGTAGATTTACACCTAAAAGTGCAGAGAAAATATATGCGATGTTTCTAGAATCCAGTTGGAGAAATCTCCCTATAAGATCACTGATAGAGGACGAGGATTTTCTGGGATGGATTTCCCCATTGATATTAAAGATAGGGAAGGGAGTAGACAGTACAGAAAACAGAGCTAAGGTTAAACACAATTTTCTTAGAAATCTCAAGTTAATGTGGCTCGATGATATGGTGATTCCTGAGAGTGTTTCTATGAACTGTAAATTGGAAACATCAAGGGGGATTAAGCTAGAAAAGAAAGCAGTAACACTTGACCGAATAAAAATATTAGAAGGAACAGAATGGATATCTACTGCAGGCCAGCCTAAAGGTTTTGATCCGTTCGAGCACTTTTTAAAATAAAATTATGCAACTTTTTGACGTCATAAAACTCATATTTAACAATAAACCTAAAGAGTGGAAATCTGTAGGTAAGATAGACAAGTCTAGGAATTTTTTTATGATTAATCGTATTATGTCTATCCAGTTTCCGATACAGGCTAATCAGTTCAATAAGTTGAAGGTAGTTCCCGCACCGGTAGTTGATTGGTGGCACGATACCTTATCTGCAAGATTTTCAAAACCACCTACTTGGTTATACACCAAAACCAAAAAAGCAGAATCGATTAAAACGGAGGAAACTAAATCTTTAGAAGCAGTAGAATCTTTTATAAGAGATAAATACAGAATATCCAAAAGGGACCTTGAAACACTTAAAAGGTTTTATCCTGATAAGTACTCTTCATGGGCATCGGACATATCCGACCAAGCGGGACTTCAAAAATAGATAATATATAAGGGATATGGCGAAGCAAAGTAATAAATTGATCGACAAGGTTATTAGCAGCTTGGATTGGGATTCCATTCTTGAGGTTAATAGATGTTTTAAAATAGGGGTAGGAGAAGGCACATCGGTCATCCCGGGATTAAAGAGGAAGGTTTTTAGTGATTCGCTTACAAAGACCGACATAAAATCAGAATTGAAGATACTTCTTAAATACGCTATCCAAAATGATATAGCTGAACTTTTTTACGGGCCTTGGATGATCTTTTGGGTAAACGGTGAATGGGTAGAAATTCAAAGAGAGGACGATGATGACGATGATGATGATGATGACCACGACACCAAAGCTGGAATCAATTTTAATTTTGATTCAAGTCTAGAAGTTATTTATTCACCACAAAGAATCCATATAGTAGGTAATTCCGATAAGAATGACCTAACACACGACGAGTCCGATGTCACTCGTTTAGAGGCTATGCTTAAGAAAGCTTTAGATTCAGAAAACTATGAACTGGCCTCAAAAATAAAAGATCTTCTAGCGCTCCAGAATGGAGAGGCCGCTGAAGATAAATAGTCTAATGAAATACATCAAATCAATAAACGAAGATTTCGGTGGCGAAAGTGGAGCATTTGGTGACACTTACGGTTACGGAGGAGCAAATGGGGTTTTAAAGATAAACTACAAGCCATTTAGCGATTTATCGGTTTCCGTAGGTACTGATCCTAATATGAAGACTGATGTAAAGGGATCTGAATACAAAATAGGAGATGTTGTAATAGCTGAGCCTCTAGATTCCAAAAGCAAAGTTACAGGAGTAATAGTTAGATCTTTCAGAAAACCTGATAATATAGAGTTCAGATATTTTATCCAGGTTTATAACAAGGGTAAAAAAACTGAGAGAGTAATAGAGGTTAAATCAGACTCTATTAAGTTTGCTGAAGGTGGCGAACACGGAAATATGGCAACTGTAACTAAATACAAAAATAGCGAGATTGCAGACAAGAGCTATAATTCTAAGACAGTTTACAATTCATCCGAATTAGGCCTAGAAACAACTGGGGGCTAATTTTACGGAAACTTAAAGACCTTTTATCAGTACAATCTTAAAAAGGATTAGATGATATCAGGACAAACTCCACCAAAAATATCTTATATAGGACCTCACACAGAATCTGGTGATTTGAGGTCTCAGATAAATTCATACGAGGAGATGCTTTATGTCATTTTAAATAACATAAAGCTTAATATAGAAATCGACATAAAGATCACATGCATTGATGTATGTGATTTTTCATATTCGCCAAATTTCTTTAGAGAGGTTATAGAGGAGGAATCTGAAAAGATCTCTTCCATTATAGATGAGATAAATTCATTCATTGCTAAAAACGATGTAAAGATACTCTTTTCTGTTAATAGAGAATATTTTCTAGGCACCCAATTGGAAAACGTAAAGAGCTCAACACTAGCTCTCTTTTCTAGATTGTCTGAGATTCTTGACCTCATAGGTGTAAACTATCCTTCTATAATGGTCAGGGTTGGCTCAGCATACGGGAATAGAAGAAATACTATGGATCTATTTTGTGAAAGACTTTCAGATCTGGATCAGTGTGTTATAGACAAACTTTGTGTTATGAATGACGACAAGCCTAGCTTATTTTCTGTTACCGATCTTCTGTCCGGGATATACTACAAGGCAGGGATACCAATTTGCTTTAGACTTCTACCCCACCAATTTAACGACGGAGGATTGAGCATAAGAGAAGCTTTGTTTCTTTCCTGTTCTACCTGGAAGGCAGGACGGAAACCCTTCTTCATTCATTCAGAATCTTTAGAATGTGATGAAATTGGATACCCGCTCACTTCAAAGACTTCGGAATACCTTAAAAGTAGAATACCAACTTTCGGATTGGATATAGACGTGATAATAGATTCACCAGCAAGAGAGGATTCGTGTCTAAAATATAGAATGGATTATAGAGGACTTCCTCCTATAGTAATAAACAAAAACCCTAAGAAATAATTTTTTATTTCGCGATATTGTATTATCTTTGTAAAAAATAAGGAATGTTCACTAAGGAATCTATTTATAAGTACCTGTATTTTGACGTTGAAACTGCAGGACTTTACCCCTCGTTAGAGGTAATGCACGATGAAAATCATAGATTATGGGAGCTCTGGAAAAAGAGAGAAGATTATTATAAGGGAGCTTATCCCACTTTGGCTTCTGCTTCTTCCGAGGAAATCTATAAACAAAAAGGAGGTCTGGAACCAGAATTTTCTAGAGTTGTTTGTGTTTCCTTCGGATCCTTTACTGACGATGGACAAGAAAGATTTGCATCGTTTTACGGCGAGGATGAGCATGATATTCTGACCAAGTCAGCTAAGGTACTAAATAATGCTGCTGCCAAGAATTGGAAATTGTGTGGACACAACATTAAAGGATTTGACGTTCCGTGTTTAGGCAAAAGAATGATCTATAATGGAATAAACCCTCCGACTAATATAAGAATATGGGACAAGAAGCCATGGGAAATACCGTACGTGGATACTTCTGATATTTTTGCTTTCGGAAGCTGGACGCATCAAAAATATCTAAGTTTGGATCTTCTTTCATGTTCTCTTGGGGTAGAATCCCCTAAGCAGTTAATGGACGGATCCAAGGTAAATGATTCCTTTTGGACTGATAAAGACTATGAAGGCATTAAGAAGTACTGCGAACTGGACGTAAGCACAGTTATGGAGGTTATGCTTAAAATATGCTTTGAAAGCTAAATAAGCCATTTACGAATAACATCTAAAGCTTTTCTTTGATATATACAAGAAAAGCTTTTTTTGTGGGTTCAGTTTTATCTTATAAAAAATTTATTAATGCTTCACCTATCCTGGAGAGACAAGTAAACCCGTTCTATCACGACGAACTAAATCCTGTTTTCTGGACGAAGAAAATGAAGGGTGATGATGTTGAATGGTTATTTGATCAGAGGGTAAGAAAAAAGCTCCTTAGAATAGCGGACGAATTCTTTGAAAAGTTTGAGGAGATTCTTAAACAAAAGGACATAGTAGATATCCAATTAACTGGATCTCTAGCAAACTTCAACTACACTAATCTATCTGACCTTGATGTCCATGTTATCGTCAACCTCGAAGGTATAGATGACGAAAATCCCAAGATACTTAAGACCGCACTAGACGGTATAAGATTTATATGGAATCTAAGACACAACATATCAATCAGGGGATATGACGTGGAGCTATATGTGCAGGACGCAAAAGAGCCTCACGTAGCTTCTGGCCTGTTCTCCCTAATGAATAACGAATGGATAAAGAATCCTGTATTCGATCCGCCAGAGATAGATGAGATGGACGTGAACAAGAAGACAGATGCTATGGCATATGAAATAGAACAGCTCCACACGAGATTGATTGCTTCTACCGCACTTCCTCATAATGCCAAAGAGCTATATAATAGAGGTATGAAGTTAAAGGAGAAAATCATGAAGATGAGGAAAGAGGGACTTGCAAAGGAGGGTGAATTCTCAATCGGTAATTTGGCATTTAAAAAGCTCAGAAATGAAGGATATATAGAGAAATTGATAGACCTGACTTCAGAGGCTTACGATAAAATCTACAACGAAAAATAGGACAAAAATGATAATACTTTTAGCAAAGGACGGTAAATATTCTATGGGAAATGACTTCCCGATATTTACTATTCCATTAGAAATGAAAGGTGCAACCAGTCAATCTTTAGAAGATTTTCAGTGGTGGGCTTACTCAAAAGACTTTAGAGAATGGCTTAAGAAAAATCCGAGAGAGTGGGTCGCAGATTCTGAGGATATGACCAAGTATGAAGATATTTCACAGATCATCAGAGAATCTAAAGGCGGGAGTGGTTATTCATTAAACAAGGCAATCAGAGAGATAAACGAGTATATTGACCACGAAGAAAATAGAGTTTCTAATTTTTCAGACTTTTACTCTTCTGCAGTTTTTGAAGACGATACAAAACAAAGTAATGCTAAAGAGGGAGAGGAAAAAGCGGTAAAACTGGCGTTCTCATATAATAAACTTCTATCTGACGGTAAGTTGGATAAGGAATATTCCGTTATAGATCAAAAACCTGGTCAGGATAAAGCAGTATTTCTTTGTTTAGAGGATGCTGAATCAGGAGAAAATCTATTACAAACGATGGATGCCTACAAGATGGCTCCTATGGAGATTGAAAACCCTGATGCTAAATTTAGACTTTTTGAGATTAAGGATAGAATGATATCTGGACCTATACCAGACGATGCTACAGGTCCTAGTATAGCTCAAGAGGCTT